GATTTGCAGTTGGCCGATGACCGAGGCGCAACCTCTGGCGGCAAACTCTTAACCCGCGCAAAAACTTTTGGTTAAGGATTAAAAATGGCAGATACCACCACCACAAACCTACTGCTTACTAAGCCAGAGGTAGGTGCAAGCTCAAACACTTGGGGTACTAAGGTCAACAATGACCTAGATTTAATTGATGCATTGTTTGATGCGGGTCCACTGCTAAAGGTGACTAAGGGCGGCACTGGTGTCGGTACAAGTACAGGCTCTGGCAACAATGTATTGTCTACCAGCCCCACACTGGTTACTCCTGTGCTTGGCACACCGACATCAGCCACATTGACAAATGCCACAGGCTTGCCAATTGCAACAGGTGTCAGCGGTCTTGGTACTGGCGTGGCTACCTTTTTGGCTACGCCATCAAGTGCAAACTTAGCCGCCGCTGTAACCGATGAAACTGGCACAGGTAATTTAGTATTTACCAATTCACCTACATTGGTGACTCCTGCTTTGGGTACACCCTCTGCCGCTGTGCTGACCAACGCCACAGGACTTCCCTTAACCACCGGCGTTACTGGTATTCTGCCAGTAGCTAACGGCGGCACAGGATCAGCATCAGGAGTGGCATTAGCTACTGGCGTTACTGGAACATTGGCAGTTGCCAACGGCGGCACTGGACAGACCAGCTACACCGATGGTCAATTGCTGATTGGTAACAGCACAGGCAATACGCTGACTAAGGCATCTTTGACGGCAGGCTCTGGTGTGACGATTACGCCAGGCGCTGGGTCTATTCAAATTGCGTTCACAGGACCAGGCTCTGGCTCTGTTACCAGCGTTAATGTATCGGGCGGCACAACTGGACTGACTACAAGCGGTGGACCAGTTACAAGTGCTGGCACTATTACATTGGCTGGAACATTGGCAGTAGCCAATGGCGGTACTGGAGTCACAACCTCTACTGGCTCTGGTAATACTGTATTGTCAACAAGTCCCACACTAGTTACACCTATTTTGGGTACACCAACAAGTGCAACGCTGACAAACGCAACTGGCTTACCCTTATCTACTGGTGTGTCAGGGCTTGGTACAGGTGTAGCAACTGCTTTAGCTGTAAACGTAGGTTCTGCTGGCGCTCCTGTTGTAAATGGTGGCGCATTAGGTACACCCTCTGGTGGAACAGCAACTAACTTAACTGGCTTGCCACTGTCTACTGGTGTAACTGGAAATCTTCCTGTTACAAACCTTAATTCAGGAACTTCTGCATCTGCTTCTACCTTTTGGCGAGGCGATGCATCATGGGCCGCTATTTCTGCTGGTTTCACTCTTGGAACTCCAGTAGTCACAACATCTGGCACTTCGATCACCTTTACTGGGATTCCTGCTGGAATCAAACAGATAGTTGTGAACTTTTCAAGAGTCTCAACAAGCGGAACAAGTGCTAAAGTAATACAACTGGGTGATTCTGGTGGAATAGAAACTACAGGCTATCTATCATCAGGAGTTTCATTCATCGACCCTACTATGGGCAGTACAAGTTCGACTACAGGATTTATTATTCGGTCACTTGTAGCTGCCGAAGTACTTTCTGGATCAGTTATATTTACACTTGAAAATGCCTCTACATATAAGTGGGTTGCAACAGGCATTATGTCTGGATCAGGGGCGGGCGCTGGCAATATGTTTTGGAATGCCGGTGAAAAATCATTATCAGCCGAACTTACTCAATTATGCATTACCACTAATAACGGCACTGACACGTTTGACCTTGGCGAAATTAACATTGCCTATATCTAAGGAATTATCATGCACAGAATAGTATGTAACGTAAGTACCGGTGAAATCACGCAAGTTGATTTAACGGCTGAAGAAATTTCTGAGTTAGAAGCTCGTGCGGCGGCGTATGTTGAGCCAATTAAGCCTGCGCCAACCAAAGAACAGCTTATGGCAGAACTTGTTGCTTTGACTGCAAAAATTGAAGCATTAGCATAACCATGAGTGACGACTCTACCAAAATAGACGTTCACGTTGCAGTCTGTGCCGAGCGTTATGCCGCCATTGAGAAGTCTTTTATCAGTGGCGACAAGCGCATGACGCGGATTGAGTACCTGATCTATATCCTCATTGCCGCTGTCTTGTTCGGGCCTGGCGTTGCTGGTGAGTTTGTGAAGAAGATTTTGGGGATGTAACGATGTGGACCCCATCACCATCCTCTTTGCAGCCAATGCTTGCGTTGCCGCAATTAAAGAGGGATGCGAACTCTACAAGCAGGCTAAATCCTCATTCATGGAGGTCAAGTCCACTGTTGAAGAAGCTATTGGTGTCGCCAACGAGGTTAGAGGATTCTGGTCAAAGCTATTCGTATCAAAGCCAGCGTCCAAACAGCCTGTCCAGCAGACGCGCAAAAAGGAAAAGTATGTAGCAGTCAACGAAACTCAGGTGATGATTGATGTGGTTGCACAACTCACCGAGTTTTTTAAGCTACAAGAGAAGCTGGCTGCTCATATCAGGGAAGAAGAAGAGAAAAGCAAAAACGTCTACGATCCAGACTCCAATCTCATGGAGGCGGCACTCAAGCGTGTGATGGCAATGGATCAGATGGCCGAGCTAGAGAAGACGATCAGAGAAACGATGGTCTATCAGTCCCCACCCGAAATGGGTGCGATCTATTCAAAAACCTTTGAGATGCGAGACATCATCAAGGAAGAACAGGAGAGTGCTAGGCTTAAAGAGGAGGCAAAAGAGAGGGTTAAGCAATGGCAACGGCAGGAGGCAAAAAGAGACTTCCAAGCAAAGTCAGCGTACCTCGCAGCAACTTTGATCCTCCTCCTATACCTGTGGATGTGGTTCCTTTTCGTAGGCCAATTGGGGAAGAAATTGTGGGATGGATAGCCGCAGTTGTTCTTGTCGCGTTATTGTTGCCCATGCTTGGTATGCTCTATATAGACATCTTGGAGGCCAAACACGACACCAAAGTGCAGTTGGAAAAGGTAGAGAAACTCAGGCGAGACATTGAGAAACAACAGCGGGAGAAAGACAAATGAACGTGTATGAGATTTGGATTCTGTCGGTATTGCTGGTGGTACTCACTGGCTGCGATGATCGCTACCGCTATCCATGCCAAGACCCATTGAATTGGCAAAATGCCGAATGCAAGCCCCCAATTTGTACAGCGTCAGGCACTTGTCCTGAGATGTTAGTTAAATCAGAGGAGAAGAAATAATGGCCGTCATTGGATACAAACCTAACAGCCGCCTTACTGCTGACGAGATTGAAGTCAGAGTATGGGCATTCGTTATTGTGGTCTTGGTGACCATTCTGCTGGCCTCTATGGGTATGTTTTTATACTCAGTTTCATTCGTTCAACAACCCATGAATGGCAGTATGGCGGCCATCGATAAGGTGTACACCCAACAAATCAGCACCATAATGGTTTTCATCACTGGGGTACTTGGCGGTGTAGCTGGGCGCTCTGGTGTCAAGGCAATAGCCAACGCCACCGCCAAGGCTGAAGCAATTGACAACGATGAGCCCCCAAAGCCATGAGTTTGTTTAATCCTTGGGTGCTTCTAGCCATCTTGATGGCGATACTCTCTGCCGCTGGCAGTGGTTACTACAAGGGTCAGCATGATGAGAATACCCGCCAGCAAGTAGAGATTGCTGCGCTAAATGCTGAAGCAAGGACAAAAGAGGCGGCATTGACAACCGCTGTGACATCAACTGCTACGGCATTAAGGACATCAAATGAGAAAGCAAGACAGATTTCAAAAGAGCGTGATTTGGCTATTTCCTCTGGTGCTTTGCGGTTGCGGCTCCCTAAAGCCCCCAACTGCCCCATACAAACCTCCAGTGATTCCACCATTGCCAGCAGAGATAGCAGTCAAGAGGGAGGCGAACTTGACGCAACGACTGCTAAAACTCTTATCGCCATCACAGACGATGGAGACGAAGCAATTAGACAATTGACGGCTTGTCAAGATGCTTACAACAGTGTTTATGAAACATTGAAGAAATCACCTTAAGATTCATGCTGTTGTCATTGATTTAGTTTACTTTCAAGCAACTTCACTGGAGTTGCCATGCCAAAACCTGTTTACAGCGATGAAGAATTCATTGAACTTTGGAGAACATACGAATCGGGTTCTGTTATGGCAAAAGCCATCAACATGGATTTGCGTAGTATTCTTAGGCGCAAAAATGCTATAGAGATTAGGTACAGCGAAAATTTAAAGTCAAAGAACAATCCCACTCAAACTGTCAAATTAAATGCAGCTAGGAAAGAATTAGGGATTGAGAATGGGATTGTTCTTGTTTTTAGTGATGCTCACTTTTGGCCTGGCATCCATACAACGGCGTATAAAGGTCTTCTTTGGGCAATTAAAGAGTTTCAACCCAAGGCTGTCATTGCCAATGGAGATGTATTTGATGGCGCTAGTATTAGCCGTTTTCCTCGTATTGGATGGGATTCAACGCCATCGGTGATACAAGAGTTGAAAGCCTGTGAAATAGCCCTTGGTGAGATTGAGGAAGCTGCCAAGAAAGCTAGACACAATGCTTCATTGATATGGACACTTGGTAACCATGATGCAAGATTTGAGAATCGCCTAGCCGCCAATGCACCTCAGTATGAGCAAGTTAAAGGGTTTTCCCTAAAAGACCATTTCCCTGCTTGGCATCCCTGCTGGTCTTGCTGGCCTACTCAGGAGGTAGTCGTTAAACACCGGTGGAAGGGGGGAATTCATGCCACTCACAATAATGCCGTTCAATCGGGGGTCTCAATTTGCACGGGTCACCTTCATAGTCTCAAGGTGACCCCCTACGCAGATTATTCAGGAAATCGTTTTGGGGTAGACACCGGAACACTGGCAGAGACTGATGGGCCTCAGTTTATAAACTATTTAGAAGACTCGCCAACCAACTGGCGGTCAGGCTTTGCGGTATTGACGTTCCATGAGGGCAAACTGCTTTGGCCTGAGTTAGTGCATAAGTGGGGTGATAAAGGACAAGTAGAGTTTAGGGGCAAGGTTTATGACGTATGACCTTGTTGCTTATTTGAGATCAGAGATAAAAGAACTGCATAACATCTTGCATGAAACGCAGCTTGCTTTGGCGCAAGCAAATGACAGACTAAGCCGCCAATCTGTACCTTTAACTGAGGAACGTGTTTATACATTGTATAAACGTAGTCTTGATTGGCGACAATTGGCTAGAGATATTGAAGCAGAACACGACATTGAATAAAAAAGGGGAGCCATAAAGACTCCCCTAAAGACAACTGCATAAAAATTATGCCACACGTTCCCACACAATACCATCTTCGTCTTGTACGATCTCTCCGATTTCGTATTCGGCGAATTCTTCGTCTTCAACGATTTCGTCTTCTTCAACTTCTTCTTCGTCGCACTGATATTCGTAGTCTTCGGTAACGTCATAGTCAACGCACCAGTCATGGTCTTTTTGGAATTGGATGAATTCCTGAATGATAGCGATCTTGTCAAAATCTTCTGTCTCAACAGTTACCTTGTCTGAGCCAAAATCCCACTCTGCAATGTCAATCTCAATTTTGTACATAATGTTCCCCTTGGTTATGGCATGATTGCCAAGTAAAATCCTATCTATAAATTGTGACAGACACCAGCAACAACTTAGCAATTTTTACAACGAAAGGTTAAAGAAATGAACTTATCCGCCAATTTTTCTTTGAAAGAACTCACGAAATCTGACACGGCTACCCGCCTTGGGATTGATAACACGCCCGATGATGAAGCCATTGACAATCTGAAGACTTTGTGTGAAAAGGTACTCCAGCCCATTCGTGACCACTTTAGCAAGTCTGTCACTGTGACCTCGGGTTTTCGCTCTTCAGAGACAAATCAGGCTACAGGCGGCTCGAAGTCCTCAGACCATGTGAAAGGCCAAGCAGCCGATATTGAGATTGCTGGCGTTGCCAATGCTGATCTTGCTCAGTGGATTATGGATAATTTGGACTATACACAACTAATCCTTGAATTCTACACACAAGGCATCCCTGACTCTGGTTGGGTTCATGTGTCGTATGACCCTAACAACCTCAAGAAGCAGGAACTCACAGCCGTCAAGGTGGCAGGGAAGACTCAGTATTTGAATGGGTTGCAGGCTTAGTGGGCATAGACAGGACATAAGTGAAATAATATGCTATGTCCAATAAAAAGCAGCAGCTAGAAGTCCCATCAATCCCAAGTCTGGGCTTTGCGCCGGAGGGGTATGAGCGCCGCTACTTTGGTGAAATCAATGGTGCATTGAATGGCTACTTCAGGAATCTGATTAGTACGCTGGGTGCGCTGTTTGGTGTGCGAGGGGGGAAGTTCTTAAACGCACCACATGGTGCGTTTCACGACTCGACTGATCAGGTGGCGGCAAGCACTACTGTTGCCACCGCCGTGATATTTGGCACTACCGACATTTCCAATGGTGTCACACTGTCAAACAGCTCAAGGCTTAATGTTGAAGACTCTGGTGTTTTTAACATTCAGTTTTCAATTCAGCTCAAAAACACAACAAATGACGGCCATGATGTGGACATCTGGT